ATGGCTGCCAAGGACGTCAAGTTCGACACCGATGCCCGCAACCGCATGCTGCGCGGCGTCAACACCCTCGCCGATGCGGTGAAGGTGACCCTCGGACCCAAGGGCCGCAACGTCGTGATCGAAAAGAGCTTCGGCGCGCCCCGGATCACCAAGGACGGCGTCACCGTCGCCAAGGAGATCGAGCTCGAGGACAAGTTCGAGAACATGGGCGCGCAGATGGTGAAGGAAGTCGCCTCGCGCACCAACGACGAGGCCGGCGACGGCACCACCACCGCCACCGTGCTCGCCCAGGCCATCGTCCGCGAGGGCCTCAAGGCCGTGGCCGCCGGCATGAACCCGATGGACCTGAAGCGCGGCATCGACATGGCCGTCACGAAGGTCGTCGAGTCGATCAAGGCCGCCTCGCGTCCGGTCAACGACAGCGACGAGGTCGCGCAGGTCGGCACCATCTCGGCCAACGGCGAGGCCCAGATCGGCCGCTTCATCGCTGACGCGATGCAGAAGGTCGGCAACGAGGGTGTCATCACCGTCGAGGAAAACAAGGGCATGGAGACCGAGGTCGAGGTCGTGGAGGGCATGCAGTTCGACCGCGGCTACCTCTCGCCCTACTTCATCACCAACCCCGACAAGATGATCGCCGAGCTCGACGACGCGGTCCTGCTGATCCACGAGAAGAAGCTCAGCTCGCTGCAGCCGATGGTTCCGCTGCTGGAGCAGGTGATCCAGTCGCAGAAGCCGCTCCTCATCATCGCCGAGGATGTCGAGGGCGAGGCGCTGGCCACGCTCGTCGTCAACAAGCTGCGCGGCGGCCTGAAGGTCGCGGCCGTGAAGGCGCCGGGCTTCGGCGACCGTCGCAAGGCCATGCTGCAGGACATCGCCATCCTGACCGGCGGTCAGGTGATCAGCGAGGACCTGGGCATGAAGCTGGAGAATGTCGGGATGGACATGCTCGGCCGCGCCAAGAAGGTGCAGATCCGCAAGGATGACACCACCATCATCGACGGCGCCGGCGAGAAGGCCGAGATCGAGGCCCGCGTCACCCAGATCCGCCAGCAGATCGAGGAGACCACCTCGGACTACGACCGCGAGAAGCTGCAGGAGCGTCTGGCGAAGCTCGCCGGCGGTGTGGCCGTCATCCGCGTCGGCGGCATGACCGAGGTCGAGGTGAAGGAGCGCAAGGACCGTGTCGATGACGCGCTCAACGCCACCCGCGCCGCGGTGCAGGAAGGCATCGTCGTCGGCGGCGGCGTCGCGCTGGTGCAGGCGGCCAAGGGCCTCGAGGGTCTGACCGGCGAGAACGGCGACCAGACCGCGGGCGTCGCGATCATCCGCCGCGCGCTGGAGGCGCCGCTGCGCCAGATCGCCACCAACGCCGGCGTCGACGGCGCCGTGGTGGCCGGCAAGGTGCGCGAGTCGAGCGACAAGACCTTCGGCTTCAACGCGCAGACCGAAGAGTACGGCGACATGTTCAAGTTCGGCGTGATCGACCCGGCCAAGGTCGTGCGCACCGCGCTGGAAGACGCCGCCTCGGTTGCGGGCCTGCTCATCACCACCGAGGCGATGGTGGCCGACAAGCCGAAGGACGAGAAGGCGGGCGGCGGCATGCCCGGCGGCATGGGCGGCATGGACGGCATGATGTAAGTCCTGCCCAGCGCAGACCACGTCAGGGGGCCTTCGGGCCCCCTTTCGCATGTCCGCTTGCAGCCGCGGACGGTGCCCATTACCTCTGGGCTGCGCCCTGCAAGACGCCTCTGCCCTGTCCGAGGATGCCCGCATGCCCGTGTTCGACCGCCTGCGCCGCCTCTTTGGCGGACGCGCGCCAGCCCCGGAGCCCGATCGCCCGCTCTATCTGATCGGCGACGTGCACGGCCGTGTCGACCTCCTGCAGAAGCTGTTCGACCTGATCGATGCCGATCAGGCCCGCACCGGGGTGGAGCAGCCGCTGGCGGTGTTCCTGGGCGATTACGTCGACCGCGGGATGGACAGCCGCCGCGTCCTGCAGACCCTCAGCGCGATGGAGCGCAGCCTGTCCGCCGACCCCGAGGCCGAGGGCGAGATGCTCTGCCTGATGGGCAATCACGAGCGGATGCTGCTGGATTTCCTCGCCTCGCCGCTGGAGGCCGGTCCGCGCTGGCTGCGCAACGGCGGCATCCAGACGCTGGAGAGTTTCGGGCTGGCGGGGGTGGCCGAGACCGCGGGGCCCGAGGTGCTGGAGGCCGCCCGCGACGCGCTGGCCGAGGCGCTGGGCGAGGGCGACCCCGATGGCCTGGTGGCCTGGCTGGCGGGGCTGCCGCTGATTGCGCAGTCGGGCAATGTGGCGCTGGTGCATGCCGCCTGCGACCCCGACCTGCCGATCGACGAGCAGCCGCCCTCGGCGCTGTTGTGGGGGCATCCCGAGTTCCTGATCCGGCCGCGCACGGACGGGCTGTGGGTCGCCCACGGCCACACCGTCGTCACCCGCCCTGCCGTCGCCGAGGGGCGGATCGCGCTGGACACCGGCGCCTATTTCTCGGACCGGCTGACCGCCGCGATCCTGATGCCCGGCGAGCCGGTGCGCTTTCTCTCCACCTGAGCTTGCCAGCCCCGGCCGCCTGCCTGTATCTGAGGCACGGCCCGGGTGATTAGCTCAGCTGGTAGAGCGCCTCGTTTACACCGAGGATGTCGGCGGTTCGAGTCCGTCATCACCCACCACCGCCCGCGCAGGCCCCTGAAACCTCAACCCTTTTCCGCCGATCTGTAAACTTCACCACCCGGGTTTACAGACTCGCGGTCCGCATCCGTTCCCATGACCGCCCGCCGGCGGTCCGCGGACCTCGTGTAGCGCGCCACCTCGCGGAGCGTTTCGTGCCCGGTCCAGGCACTGATCTGGTGGGCGGTGGCCCCCGCCTCTGCCAGTGCGACCGACCGTGCCTTGCGCAGACCATGGGCCGACTTCGCCAGCCCTGCGGCCTGCGCGGCGCTCGTCATGAGATTGCCGAGGCCGGCGACGGTGCGGGGTTTTCCCCAGGCGGTCGCCAGCCATGTCAGGTGTCCGCTGGGATGCGCCGCGATGGCAGCGTGCAGCAGATCACGGTCTGCCTCCATCGCCGCGGCATAGGCTGGCAGCGGGCAGGTCCATGGAACGCAGGCGGGGTTGCCGGTCTTGCTCTGCTTGAACTCCAGCACACCGTCCCGCGCCACATGCTGCGGCCCGAGCTTCACCGCATCGCCGATTCGGCAGCCGGTCCAGTAGAGCAGCTCGAACGCGAGGCGCTGGACGCTGCCGAGCGCCCAATGCTCGCGGAACTTGTCGACCTCCGCGGATGTCCATGGCGGAAAGCCGTCGCTCTTGGGCAGCTTCTTGCCCCGCACATTCTCCGCCGGATTGCTCTCGAGCAGGCCGATCTCATGGGCGTGGCGGCAGATGGCGCGCCAGGCGGACCGGCGGTTGCGGGCGGCGAATGGCGCGAGCGGCGCGAGATCGACGGCAATGTGGTTGGGGCGCAGATCGGCGGCCCGGGCGTGACCTCCCGTCCGGGCAATGGCCTCGGCCTCCCGCTTGATGATGCGCCGGTAGTCCGGGGAAAGACCGGCGTGATCCGAACTCCGCAAGTAGGCCTCCACCAGCGCCGCAATGGTGCCGGCTCCGGGCTTGCGAACCGCCTTCGGCGCCTCCTGCAAGGCCGCAAGATAGGCGGCCATGAAGTCGGGATGATCGGGTGGCAAGTCCGGAAGCCGGACCCGTTCCCGGCCCGGCGCCCGGAGATACCGGTAGACCCGCCCGCCCTTGCGGACGGTGTGCACATGTCTGAGCCTTACGCCGTTCTGCCCCAGATTTCGTCGCACGTGTTCTTCTCCGGCTCGCCTTCATAGGGCAGACCATCGGCGAATTCCTCGAGGTCGGCGACATCATAGAGCCGCCTTGCGCCCAGAACCCGGCGCGGCAATCCGAGGCCGCGGAGGGTCGTCGGGGACACCCCGAGGTATTCGGCCGCCGCGCGCTCTCCCAGCAGTCTTGCAGGCACAAACGGGCGGACGGTGGTGCTCATGTCTTGTCCCTTGGGTTTTTCATGCGCGTTGGTCCGGCGGGCGGGGGTGCCGCCCGCCTCGGGTCAGTTTCGGGCCAGTAGGTTGACGGCGGCGACGCTGTAGGCGCCGGTCGGGGGGCCGAAGGTGAAGACGGGGGTGCCGCGGGTGGCGGCGAGTTCCTGTGCACGGGCGGCGGCGGCGGCGGCGCTGTGGAGGACCTCGGCGCGGTCGGTGGAGCCGGCGCGGTAGAGGACGACGTGGATCTCCTGCGTCGGGTCCAGCGGGGGCAACTGTGCGGCGGGGTCCTTGGGCGGGCGGCCGCGCTTGCGGGTGTCGGGGGTGGTGAGGGTCTCGGTCATGGGGTCCTCCTGAGCGGTGGGGTGGGCCTCTCCAGACAGCGCACACAGGCTTACGTTACAGTAAAATCAATGGGTTGACTTCCGGGCCCGTGCGATGTTGCCGCTTCCGGAGCGGCCCTGGCGCGGGATCGCGCCGGGCTGCGACTGTCGGGGTCGCAGGCCGTCACGGTCCGGGGGCCTCGCGGGCGAGGCGGTCGGTCTCGGCGCGGACCTCGGCGGCGATGCGCTCGCGGTCGGCGTCGGAGAGGGCGTGGTCGTCGGGCAGCGGCGGCAGGCCGAAGGGGTCGGTGTCGCAGGCCTCGGCCTCGGCGTCGGCCTCGCGGGCGAGGCTCTTGCATTCGTCGAGGATGCTGCGCAGGAGCGCGCGGTGTTCCTTGCCGCGGTCGCTGTTCCAGAAGGCGGTGAAGGCGTCGCGGCCCCGGCGGGCGGCGGCGCGGGCGTCGTCGAGGAGCTGTTTCTGGGCCTGGGCGTCACCCTGGCCCTTCGTCCAGGCGGCCATGGCGCGGCCGGTCTCGACCCCCATGGGGCGGCGCGGGTCGAAGAGGGCGCGGAACTGGTCGGCGCATTTGATCTGGTGGACGGGGCAGCCGGGGGCGGCCGGGTCCAGCATCATCATGGCGGTCATCTCGAACAGCAGATCGCCGTCGCCGGCCACGTCCCAGGGCACGTCGGCGCGGCGGGTCTTCGTCTTGCGGGCGTTGCGGCCGCTGCGGGGGTCCTGCAGCACCGGCTTGGCGCGGGTGCAGATGACCATGTGGCAGTTGGCGCGCACGATCCGGTCGATCAGCCGGCGGTAGCGCGGCTTCACCTCGGCCCAGGCCAGCTGGCTGCGGGCGTCCTTCTTGCTGTCGTCGCCACGGGTCAGCCGGTCGAGGGTCTGGGCGTGCAGGTCGAGGACGCCGCCCACCCCCTCCCAGGCGTGGCTGAAGCTGTCGATGACGAGGACCGGGAGCTGGGCGGCCTCGGCCGCGTCGATCACCTCGATCCAGCGCTCGGGGCCGAAGCCCACGAGGGTGCCTCCGGCATCGACCGCCTGCATGTCGAAATGGGCCATCTCGGGGAAGGCCTGCTTGTAGTGCAGCGCGCGGCGGTTCTCGGTGTCGACATAGCCGATGGGGGCGCCGGGGCGGCCGGTGGCGGCCTCGGCCAGTCCGCGGGCCACGAGCAGCGCGCTGTAGGTCTTGCCGGTGCCGCTGGCGCCAGAGAGGCCGAGGGTGACGGTGAGCGGGTCGTGGATGTCCGCGACCGGGATGAAGCGGATGGTCATGCGGGGGCTCCTGCCATGTTGTCGGGGGCCTGCCAGCGGCGCGCGGCCTCGAGGGTGTCGCGGCCGATCCGGTCGCGGGCGGTGTGGAACTGGCTCTCGCGCTCCAGCCAGCGGGCGGTGTAGTGGTCGGGGAGCCGGATCTGGTGGATCCCGCCCTCGTATCCGGGCCAGCTCCCGTTCTCCACGCAGGCGCGCCAGAGCTGCCGGGCCTCGCGGGCCTGCCGGGCGCCGATCTCCAGCGCCTCGCCCGCGAGCAGGGCGATGGCGACCTCGTGCGGCGGCTCCTTCTCCTGGAAGACGAAGACGAAGGCCCGGGTCTCGCCGGTGGCGGCGCGCCAGGTGTCGAGGTAATGGGCCGCCTGCAGGTCGTAGCCGTAGGTCATGACCGTGCGCTCGATGGCGGCGGGGTTCGCGTCGGTGGTGGTCTTGAAGTCCACCAGCACCGGCCCGAGGCGGCCCAGCGGGCGCTCCGGCGCGTTGTCGGCCATGCAGCGGCACCAGGCGCCGTCGATCTGCGCCAGTGCCGTGAGCTCGCTCCGCTCCGGCTCCAGCGCGATGCCCGCCTCCTGCAGCCGGGCGCGGCAGAGCGTGGCCATGGTCTCGATCTGGGCGGCGACGTCGCTCTTGATGGGGGTCAGGCCCCGGGCGCGGGCCTCGGCCACGAAGTCCTTCGCCGCCTTCGTGCTGATCGCACCGCGCGCGTCGAGGAGTTCATCCGGGATTACGGCATAGTCCGCGCCGGCCCCGAGCAGCGCCCGGTGTGCCGCGCGGCCGATGTCGAAGTGGGCCTTCTCCACCGGCTGCCAGTCCGGGTTCAGCCGCGGGCTCGCATGCCAGGCATGGGCGGGGCTGCGGCGCAGCAGCAGCCGCGCCAGCGTGCTGGAAAGCGAGGGCGCCGGCGCCGGGTCGCGGTGATAGGCCTCGGCCTCGAGGCGGTGCAGGCCCGGGGTCATGAACGGCCTCCACGGGCCAGCGCATCCGTCAGGGTGCGCTCTGCCAGATCGATCCGCTCGGCGATGGCGTCGAGGCGCCAGTCGGCGGCGGGGTCGCGGGCCAACGCCCGGGCGAAGCGCTGCGCCGAGCGGATTTCGGACAGCGCGCCATGGATCGCGACTTCCAGCCGGCCGGCGCGCGCCTCGGCGGCCATGAGTTCGGCCACGCTCATCACAGGCTCCGCGCGCTGAGGGTCAGGAGCCGCTCGGCCGCCTGATGGCGGCGTTCCTCTTCGTCCACCGCATCCTGCGCCGCGGTTTCCGCGGCCTCGATCTCCGGCAGCGCCTCGTCGAGGGCGCCGAGGATATCGGCCAATTCCTGGCCGTCGCGGAACTGCAGAAGCGGCCTGCCGTCGCGGTCCAGCGTCCAGCCGGTGTCCGGGCTGCCGCTCAGGCGGATGGGTGCGTCGGTCATGATCTGTCCCCCTGATGCCGGGGGCAGATTAGGTTATATCCTAAGTTCGCGCAAGTCGCGTGCTAGGATTTTTCCTTCTTGCCATATCACCCCAAAGTTGAAAGATAGCCTCTTCAGTATCGCTTGGGTGGCATTCTGGGGGTTGGGATGCTGGACGTCGAGTTCGCCCGAACGCTGCAGCGCCTGTCCTATCGGGACAAGCTGACGCTGTTGCAGACCCTCATCGACTGGGGGTTTGCGACAGGAGGGCCTGTGCCAGTGCAAGCAGATCCCGCCGCCGCTCGAGCGGCATCCTGGCAAAGACCTGCAGGATCTCCTGGTCGAGCTCAGCCTCCTCCTCCGGCACGAAAAGTGCAATCAGAGGAACACCTAAACCCTGCTCGGCGATCTTGCGGAGCGTGTCGAGCCGGGGGTTCTTGCTCTTGCCGCTGACGATGTCGTAGACGCTGGTCGGCCCGGTGCCCGCCCGGCGCGCCACTTCTGCACAATTGGTCTTCTGCCGCTCCATCGCTGCGGCGATGTTCGCGGCCACGAGGGTCATCGTCGGGTCTCGGTCCATGTGTCGGCTATATCCTACAGCGTGACGCAGCGCCATTCCGATTTTTCCCGACGCGTCTTGCCTGATCTTAGGTTTTATCCTATCGTTCGGGCATGCGGCGCTCCGATCCCATAGCCCACCCCGACCTGGTCGCCGAGATCGAGGCCTTCGCGGCCCGCACCGGCCTTGCGCGCTCGCGCATCGGCCGCGAGGCGCTCGGGGATCCCTCCTTCGTGGCCGACCTCCATGCCGGGCGCCAGTGCCTGCCCCGCACCATCACGCGGCTGCGCGACTGGATGGCGCAGCGGGACTTGGACGCGCGGCGGAGGGGGCCGTGACGTGGGCCTTCTACAACGAGAACGACCCCTATCCGGCGGCCTGGCTGCGCGCGCTGATCGCGGCGGGGCTGGTGATGCGGGGGACCGTCGATGAGCGGTCGGTGGCCGAGCTGCGTCCAGCCGACCTTGCCGGGGCTGGACGCGCCCATTTCTTCGCCGGCATCGCCGGATGGGACCTTGCCCTGCGGCTCGCCGGTTGGCCGGACGGGCGCGAGGTCTGGACCGGCTCCTGCCCCTGCCAGCCCTTCTCCGGCGCCGGACGGCGGCGGGGCTTTGCCGACGACCGGCATCTCTGGCCGGTCTGGTTCCGCCTCATCGACGCCTGCCGGCCGGCTGTCGTCCTGGGCGAGCAGGTGGCCAGCCCCGACGGCCTGCGCTGGCTCGACGCTGTATGCGCTGACCTGGAAGCTGCGGGCTACGCCTGCCGGGCGGCCGATCTCTGCGCTGCGGGCGTCGGGGCGCCGCACATCCGCCAGCGGCTGTGGTGGCGCGCGGACCGGCTGGGCGACGGCCTCGGCGCGGGACTGGAAGGACACGCCCGGCATGGCGACGGCGCGGCCGGACGGCCGGTCGCGGCTGGACCAGCTGCCGCGGCAGGCGGCGCTGGCGGGCTGGCCGACCCCGACCGCGACGGACAATGGCACCGGCGAGGAGCCGGGGGCGAAGCTGGCACGCGGCATGAAGCCCGGGCTGAACCCGGCCGATGCGGCGCGGCTGGCGGGCTGGCCCACGCCGATGGCGGGCACCGCGTCGCGGGCGGGCTGCAATGCAGCGGGCAACACGGATTCCAGCCGGCGGACGGCGGCGCTCTGCGGGGCAGAGATCGCGGGCCATGGGTTGGCGCTGCCGCCGGACTGGACGGGCCCGGCGCGCCTCACGGCGGATGGGGAGATGCGGACTGGCTCTTCTGCCGGGATGGCCGCTGGCGGCCGGTTGAACCCGGCACATTCCCGCTGGTTGATGGGTTTTCCGCCAGATTGGGACGCCTGCGCGCCTATGGAAACGCGATCGTCCCGCAGGTTGCCGCCGCCTTCATCCGCATGACCGAGGAGGGCGCGGGGTGAGCGGGGATCCGGGCCGGACGCGGCATCTGATCGGGGTGATCCTCGCCACCGGCTCGCTGGCCGAGCTGGACGGCGTGCGTGCGCAGCTGGGCGATCAGGGCGAGCTCACCGGCGAGGTTTCCCGGGCGATGCAGCGGCGCGTCGATGAACTCGCGCGCCGCGAGGGGATTTCGGCGGCGCGGTGGTGGCGCCGCAGACCGGCAAGGGAGGATCGGCGATGATCGAGGATGGGCATGGCGCCACGAGCGGCGGGGAGCTCGCGCTGTTCGCCGGGGCAGAGGCCGCCCCGCCTCGCCCCCTGCGGGAGAGCCCGCAGGACGCCGCGGTGCGGGCGAAGGTCGAGTCCGCGGCCGCCGGCGAGCTCCGCCAGTTTGTCGCGCAATGGGAGGCGCTGGAGGCCGAGCGGCGCGATCTGGCCCGGCAACAGGGCGAGGTGATGGCCGAGGCCAAGGCCCGCGGCTACAGCACCAGGGCCCTGCGCGAGGTGATCCGGCTGCGCCGGATGCGGCCCGAGGAACGGGCCGAGTTCGAGGCGGTGGTGGAGATGTACCGCGCCGCGCTGGAGCTCTGACCATGCGGCTCCTCGGCATCGACCCCGGCCGGCGCGGCGCCATCGCGGCGCTGGCGCGCGGCGACTGTGGCGGCTGGCGGGTGAGCACGCAGGACCTGCCCGCCTCGGTGGCGGAGTTGCAGGACCTCCTGCCCACGCTCACGCCTGTGGCCTTCGCCGTCCTCGAGAAGCCCTTCTACCCGCCCGGGATCGGCATCCGCTCCGCCACCGTGATCGCCGAGGCCTATGGCGCCCTCACCGCCAGCCTCTTCGCCGCCGGGATCCCGGTGCGGGAGGTCCGGCCCGTGGACTGGAAACGCGCGCTGAACGTCCCGCGCGACAAGGCCGGCGCCCGCCAGCAGGCCTCGATGCTGTTCCCGCTCGACGCCGAGCAGTGGACCCGGGCGAAGGAAGACGGCCGCGCCGAGGCCGCCCTGATCGCCTGGTTCGGCATGCGCTGGGTGTGATCCCATGATCGCGGCGCCCCGGATCCCCGATCAGGCTGCGCAGGACGCGGCCGAGGCCCTCTGCGCCTACCTGCCCGCGCTGGTGTGCGACGGCGGCGTGTCCGACTGGGAGCGCCGCTTCTGCGCCTCCCTCATCGCCCGCCGCCGCCGCTTCCCGGGCCGACCTCTGTCGCCCCGGCAGGTCGCCGCGCTGCGCCGCATCGTCCGGAGCTTCCAGGACCGGGTGATGCGGGAGCCGCCGGCATCGCCGGTGTCCGCGCCATGAGCGTCCGGGTGATGTCCCGCGTCTGGGAGGCCGGCCCGTCCGACACGGGGGCCTGCTTCGTGCTGCTGGCGCTGGCCGATCATGCCGACGACGAGGGGCACTGCTGGCCGAGCCTCGAGACGCTCGCGCGGCGGGTGCGGATGACGGATCGCGGGGTTCGCGCCATCCTCCGCCGCCTCGAGTCCGAGGGCTGGATCGAGGTCCAGATCGGCGCCGGACCGCGCGGCTGCAACCTCTATCGCGTGGTCACGGACCCGGAAGCACATTCCCCCCGGAACGACGTTCCCCCCGGAAGCTCGTTCCGCCGGACCCGGAACGACGTTCCGTGCACCCCGGAACCACGTTCCCCCGAACCATCATTGAACCATCAGGAACCGTCAGAGGAACTCCCTTGCGGGAGTTCCCGCGCACGCGCGCGCACGCGGCGCCGACCGGAACTGCCGCTTCCGGAGGAGTGGGCGCCGTCGGACCGCAACCGGGCGGATGCCCGCGACCGCAACCTGTCAGATGAGGAGATCAGCCGTGAAGCCGCGCGATTCCGCGATTACCACCTTGCCCGAGGTTCGCTCTATCGGAACTGGGACGCCGCCTGGCGCGGCTGGCTCGACCGGCGGGAGCAGTTCGGCCCTCGCTCCTTGGCTGGCGGCGCGCCACCCGGAGGAGGTGGACCGCGCAGCAGTCTCGCGAGCATCGTCCTGCGGCGTCAGCTTGCACGTGGACCATGACTACCGCTTCCCGCGGGACGAGCAGGGCCGCTCGCTGGGCGTGGTGACGGTCGTGCGCGGCTGCCGGGTGGAGGGCAGCCCCGAGGCCCGCGCGGCGGCGCTGCGCGATCTGCGCCGGCTGCTGGAGCCGGCCACCGTCGTGCAACTGGAGCACTGGCTGGCGGAGCTGTCGGTGATCGTGGCGCGCCGGCCCGACGACGAGGCCGGCGAGACACTGCGGGTCGCCGCCTATGTCCGGCGCCTGCAGGGCTTTCCCGCCGACGTGGCCCGGGCTGCCCTGCTCGAGCATCGCTGGCGGTTCTGGCCGTCCTGGGCGGAGCTCGAGGAGGTCTGCCGCCGGCTCGGAGCCCCGCGGCGGGCGATGATCGCGGCGCTCGAGCGCGGGGACGAAGCCGACGCGCCGGAACGCCGCGAGCGGGCGAGCCCCGGGCGTATCGCCGAGATCATCCGCGAGGTCTGGGGCGAGGAGCGGCGGCCATGAGGCGGGCCCGGCGTCTCGATCTGGTCGAGGCCTTCGCCGGCACGGCGGTGGGCTTCGCGCTGTCCTGGGCGCTGACCGTCTGGGCGCTGCCGTGGTGGGGGCTGGCGCCCTCGGCGGTGGATGCGCTCGGCATCACCGCGCTGTTCACGGCCGCCTCGGTGGCCCGCGGCTATGCCGTGCGGCGGGTGTTCCGGCGCCTCGAGGGGCTGGCCCTGCGCCGCCGGGGAGGCTGCGATGCGTGAGCCGTCCACGCCCTGGCGGATCGGGGACGCGGCGCCGCCGGCCGCGATCACGCCGCTGCAGCTCGGGGTGGAGGAGCCGGTGTGGTTCGGCTTCCAGACCCCGCCGCTGGCCGAGCTCCGGGCGCAGGCCTGGCTCGCCCGGCGGGGCGTGGAGGCCTGGTTCCCGACCGAGACCGCCTGGCGCCGGCTCGCCCGCGGGCCGCGGCGCAAGGTCAGCTTCGAGCGGCCGGTGGTCCCCCGCTACGTCTTCGCCCGCTTCACCGGCGCGCCGCAGTGGCCGGCGCTGCGCGAGTGCCGCTGGCTGACTCGCGTGATCGGCACAGGCGGCCTGCCGATGCCGATGTCGGACGCGGTGATGGCGCGCATGGCGGAAGTGCCGGGACGGCTGCGCGCGCTGCGGCGCAAGGCCGAGGAGGCCCGCACCGTCCGACCGGGCGACCGGGTGCGGATCCGCGACGGCGCCATGGCCGGCTGGGTGGTCGAGGTCACGGACGTCCACCGCGGCCTCGCCCGCTTCGTCGTGCCGCTGCTGGGCGCAGCCGGCGCGGCGATCCCGGTGGACCGCCTCGACAAGGAAGGGCTTGATCGGTGATTCGCGTTGTGCGATTCTCCGGCCAATCGCGGTCAGTAAGCGCCCCGGCGCCGAACCTCTCGCGGGAGCGATCCCCGGCCCGAGGACGAAGTAGGGCACGCGGATCCGACTGCGCCAGCCGTGGCGCAATCCCACACCCCCCCTGCCGCGGGTCCTCCCGGGCGCCGCGCGTATGCGGGGGGCGGAGGCGCGGACCTTCGCCAGCGTCAGCGTGAAAATCGGGGTGCGCAGGTGCGCGGGTGCGCACTGCGGGTGCGCGCCCCAGACGGCGCGAGCGCGGGTGCGCAGCGGAGGGCACGGCCATGCCGTTGATGACGCCGGCGGAGATCCTTGACGGCGCGGGGCCGATCCGTCAGCCGGCCGCTGCCCTCGTGGCGCAATGGGTCGCGGCGATCCCCTCGGTGGGCTTCGGCCAGCCCGTGGTGATCGGCCGGGACGGCCGGGTGATCGGCGGGCTGGCGCGGGTGCTGGCGGCGCAGGAGCTCGGGCTGGCGCGGGTGCCGGTGGTGCGGCTCGGCGCGCCCCGGGGACCGAAGCGGAACGCCTCGCGGGCACGGCCGGTCGGGTTCGACCCGAAGGCCGGCGGGCTCGGGGTGCTGGGTTCGCTGGTCTGGCGCCCGGCGGTCTATTCGCGCCACGAGGTCGCCTGGGTCTCGGCCCGCGCCTGGCGGGACACGTCGAAGGCCGAGGATCTGGCGGCGCTGAAGGCGGCGAAGGCTGCCCGCGATCCGGCGGTGCTGGAGGCAGCGGCTGCGGAACTGGCGACCGTGCTGCGCCGGCTGCGCGGCGACTGGTCGGACCACGCAGTGACACCGGTGCCCTGCGGCCATTCCGGAACGGGCGACTGCTTCGGCAAGCGGCTGGCGCAGCAGGTCGCAGAGACGCTCGGCACGGAGTTCGTGGAGCTCTGGGCGGACCGGCCGCTGGCGGGCGTCTCGCATCCGGCACGGAACGCGCGACTGCCGGAGCTGGTGTGGGCGGCCGAGCCGGCCGGTCCGATCCTGATCGTGGACGATGTGGCCAGCACTGGGGCGCACCTGGAGCAGGCGCTCATGGCGGTGCGGGGCGCCGGCCAGCCGGCGATGGGCGCGGCGTGGATCTCGGGGGACGTGCGGTGAGCGAGGCCGGTCTGCAGATCGAGATGATGCCGGTCGCGACGCTCGCGCCCTTCGCCCGCAACGCCCGGACGCATCCGGAGTGGCAGGTGGCGCAGATCGCCGCCTCGATCGTGGAGTTCGGCTTCACCAACCCGATCCTCGTGGGCTCGGACCGGACCATCATCGCCGGGCATGGCCGGCTGATGGCGGCGCAGCGGCTGGGGCTCGAGGCCGTCCCGGTCATCGTGCTGGGGCATCTGTCGGAGGCGCAGCGGCGGGCGCTGGTCATCGCCGACAACCGCATCGCCGAGAATGCCGGCTGGGACGAGGCGCTGCTGGCCGAGGAGCTGCGCGCGCTGCAGGGCGAGGCCTTCGACCTCGACCTGCTGGGCTTCACCGAGGACCAGCTGTCGGACCTCCTCGGCGGCGCGGAGCTGGACGATACCCCGCCCACGCTGGGCGATCCCGACTTCGTGCCGGAGGCCGAGCCGGTCCCGGTCACCCAGCCCGGCATGGTCTGGGAACTCGGGCGGCACCGGCTGATCTGCGGCGACAGCACGGAGGCGGCGGTGCTGGGGCGGCTCTGCGATGGACGGCAGGTGCAGGCGTGCTGGACCGACCCGCCCTACAACGTCAACTACGAGGGCACCGCGGGCAGGATCGCGAACGACAACATGGCCGCGGGCGAGTTCCGGGCCTTCCTGCGGGCCGCCTTCGGTGCGGCCTTCGGGGTGATGGCCCCGGGCGCGCCGATCTACGTCGCCCATGCCGACACCGAGGGGCTCGCCTTCCGCGCGGCGTTCCGCGACGCGGGGTTCAAGCTCTCGGGCTGCCTGGCCTGGGTGAAGCCCTCGCTGGTGCTCGGCCGGTCGGACTATCAGTGGCGGCACGAGCCGATCCTCTACGGCTGGAAGCCCGGCGCGGCGCATCCGTGGTTCGGCGGCCGCACCCAGACCACCGTGATCGAGGACACCGGCGCCAGGCTCCGCGCCATGCCGGACGGCACCGTCCAGGTGGATGTCGGCGACCAGACCGTGGTGATCACCGGCCAGGGCCTCGCGCTGGAGGCCGTCGAGGGCTCGGTCCTGCGCATCGACAAGCCCTCGCGCAACGCCGAACACCCCACCATGAAGCCCGTGGCGCTGATCCTGCGCATGCTGGAGAACTCCACCCGCCCGGGCGACGTGGTCCTCGACCCCTTCGGCGGCTCCGGCTCCACCCTGATCGCCTGCGAGAAGGCCGGCCGGGCCGCGCGCCTGGTGGAGCTCGACCCGCGCTTCTGCGACGTGATCGTGGAGCGCTGGCAGACCTTCACCGGCGGCGGCCGGGCCACGCTCGAGGGCGATGGTCGCAGCTTCGCCGAGCTCCGCGCCGCACGGCAGGCCGCATGAAACCGCCGCCCCCCTCCAAGCGCCCCCGGGCGCTGCGCTACGCCACCGGCCGGACGCTGCGGGTTGTCAACCGCACCGACACCGCGGCCGAGGTGATCGGCCCGCTCACCCCGGGCGTGCGCGTCACCGGCCTGACCGCCGGCCAGTTCTCGGCCATCGACGCCATGGAGCACATGGTCGACCAGCTGGGCCCCGGCTGCGCGGTGCGCATCTCGACCTGGACCTCCGGCCTCTACGACGTCCGCCGCGCCGCCGGGATCCGGATCGAGGGCCGGATCGCGGACATCCGCATGCTCCTCGACCGCGGCACCTTCGAGAAGTCGCCCAAATACGCCGGCCCGCTGATCGAGGCCCTCGGGGTCGAGGCGTTCCGCTGCCTCTCCGTCCACGCGAAGGTCATCATCGTCTCCGGCGCCCGCAGCGCCGCGGTGATGCGATCCTCCATGAACCTCAACAAGAACCTCCGGACGGAGCAGTTCGACATCGACGTCTGCCCGGAGGTCGCGGGCTTCTACACAGAGTGGTTCGACCTGCTCTGGGACGAGGCGGGCAGATCCCAGGACAACCGCGCGATAATCTCCGCGGTCTATGACCGGTTCCGGTCGAGGCCGGCGGAAGCTCCGGAGACGCCGAAGCGGGAGCGGCGTCCGGCATCGCGGATGCCGCGGCGTTCCGGCATGTGCTTCAGCGCCGCGGACCTCGCCGGGCTTCTATAGGAGGCAAGGTTACCGAGAGGCTCTCGTCGACGCGCCTGCTGCCTCGAATCGGAACAGCCCTTTTGTCGCCCCCGGCACCACGGAAGGAGAACTGGGCGTCAGCTTTGCGGGACCTTGCGGACGTTCGCCGCGCCCATCCATGACCCTTGGCGGTGGCAGCATGACCGACCTGGAGGCCGGAAAGCGGAAGTTCGCGACTGCGCGAAGGACGGAAGCGCCAGCGTCAGGCTGAGGGCGGATGCGAGAAGGCCGGCATGCTTCATGGGTGAACTTCTTTCCACCAGGTCATTGTTTGGGTGGATCGGATCAGTTCGTGGGGAAGGACAGCGACAAGAGCGAAATGCCTCGCCCCGGGCTGCGCCGTTGGTACCCGGAGTGGAGCGGAAGTTTGGCGCAGACCGGTGACGCTCCAGAGCCTCAGTGCGGGTTGTCCGGCGACATGAACTTGAAGAGCTCGGCCGGCTGATAGTTCGCGGTCTGGTCCCCTGCGAGATCGGGGTTGCCGTCGAGCTGCAGCTTGCGGGGCCCGGACCCCTCGCTGAAGTCGAGCCTGGCGAGGTTCGTCCAGATGATGCTCGGGCTGTTGGTGTCCTGAAAATAGTAGACCCTGTTCTTCTGGTCCGAGACCGTCAGCCAGAGCGTGTCGGCGATGTTGGGCTGGCCCGGAATCTTGATGCCAATGGGCACGCTGACATTGCGCATCACGCTGAACACGGTCGCCACCGCGCGCCGCGGATCGCCCGTCTGGGTGGCCTCGTTGATGTAATAGGACATGCGGACGAAACGGTCCGAGGCCCGGTTCGTACCCGGAAGCATGACCGACCCGCCGATGGTCTTCCAGTAGGCCGCCAGCGCAAGCTGCTGGTCGTATGTGGGCGAGTTGGTCATGATCTGGTAGTCGCGGCTGTGGTAGATGACCAGCTTGCCGCCGATGTACTGGAAGATCGCGGAATCGCCCGAGGCATCCGAGATCGACAGGTGCACGGTCCCGGCCTCGCCCGTTGGGGCATTGACCGTGACCATTCGGAACTCCTCCTTGCGCAATGCCTCGACTGCTTCTGCCACGGTCGCGTAGTTGTCGAGCACGTATTGCGCCCAGGCCGAGATCGGCAGCGTGGGGCGGGCATCGTCGGCCGCCTGTGGCGGATACTCGGATTCGGCGAGATAGAGCATGTTGGCGACGAGCCCCGCCTCGTTCATGCCGTCCGCCGACACGCCCTCGAAGATGGTGGTCACGACGCTGCCGTATTTCGACGTCCAGACGAGCGGGGTCGCGGTGTTGCTGTTGCGCTCGAGCCCACGCGGGTAGAGCCACATGTTGGTATCGATGTCCGACACCATCCAGTCCATCGTGCGGCCGGTGACGGTCTGGCCTTCCTCGCCGAAATAGACGGCGCGCGAACAGGCATCGGCCACGTGGGGCGCCGCCATCGCCATCGAAAGCACGGCGCTGATGCCGATCTTCAAGGTCCGTTTCATGTGTCTCGCTCCAGTTGGTCCACGCGCGCATCTGACACCGTCCGGACCGACCGATGTTGCGCGAAGTGACAATCTCGGCACAATTGATCGTCTACCGAAGACCGATGCCCGGGCAGAACATGACTCGCAGTCAGATCACCGACCTCGACGCCGTATTCTCGGCCCGTGGCTGGCTGTCCGAGCATCCGGCGTCGTTCCGGGGACGGCTCATCAGGAACGGCGTCCCCCTCGAGGTTCGGGCGGGAACTTTCGTTTTCCGCAGGGACGACGCGTCCGATGGCCTCTATGGCATCGTGTCCGGTTCGATCGGCGTCGAGGGCGGGCACCGACGCCAGTCCCCGCTTCTGGGTCATGTCTTCCGCCGAGGCGAGTGGTTCGGGATCAAGGCGGTGCTTCACGGCGGCCCGCGCGAGCTGACCTACCGGGCCTTGGAGCCCACCGGGCTGCTCTACCTGTCGCGCACCCGGCTCGTGCCGATGATGCAGGCGGATGCCGATGTCGCGGTGCGGGTGGGGCAGCTTGCCGAAATCGGAAACCGCCTCGGCTCATGGATCGCGCGGGACCTCCTGACGCCGGATGCGGGCAGACGCCTCGCGGCTGTGCTGTTCCGGGTCCTGGGAGCCGGAGAAGTGGAGACGGACCACCCCGAGGGCTTCTGGCTCACCCACCGCCAACTGGCCGAGATGTCCAACCTCTCGCGCCATCACGTCGGACGCAAGCTGGCGGCGTTCGAGGCGGCCGGCTGGATCGCCTGCGGATACAACCGGATCAGGCTGCTCGACTCCGAAGGGCTCACGGCCTTCGCTTATGGTGATGACGAAGACTGACCGGATCGGTTGAATTAGGATCAACCGGCCGCTCTTGCCCGCTCGAGGTGCCCCCTCGCCGGAGAGGCCTTGAATGTCCGCTTTGGGCCAAACACGATGCTGCACCCGCGAAGGCACCTCCCATGCTGCGGCCTGCCTGAATGTCGCTGATGGGCTCGAAGCCGACAGCGAAGCCATCCAAGGCTCATGAATGCTCGACCGGCTGCAGCGAAGCAAGGGCGGAGCTGCAAAGTCACCCCATCAGCTCCTCCTCGGTGACCCTGCGCGCCGCGGCGTGCATGTCGACGTGGAGGGCGCCGTGTTTGAAGATGGCGGCGCCGTCGGCCATGCGGGCGAGCTCGTCGGGGGTGTAGAACTCGTCGAGTTCGGCGGGGGTGAGGGTGAGGACGCGCTCGTCGTCTACGGGATCGGTGATCAGGAAGTGGCGCCAGGTCATCGCGGGGATCCGTGTGGGGCCCCGGCCGGAGCAGGGGCAGAGGGTTTCAGGCGAGTTCGGCCTCGAGGTCGCTGGGCTCGCCTTCGAGGAGGCACGCGGCCTCGATCATGGCGCGGAGCATGAGATCCTGCGCGGCGGCCTCGGCCTCGGGCTGCAGCCAGGTGCGGGCGTGGTGAAGGAGGTCCTCGAGCCGGAGCATGTCGCGCGCGACGAGGGCCTCGGCGGCGGCGGCGATCAGTTCGGCGGTGGTGCTGGGCATGGTCATGGCGGGGGCCTTTCGGGCGGGTCCGGGGGGTGGCGGGGGTGCCTCTCCCTTCACGGACATCATCGCAGGATAGTCGTGTTCCAGCAAGCAGAACCGGCATAATATCGAATTATTACAATGCTCTAGTCGCACCGCGGCAGGGCTGGGCGGCGGGTGGATGGGGCTTTCGCGGAGGGCTTACGCGCGGCACCGGGGATGTGCGGAGAGCGCGGTGCGCAAGGCGCTGGCCTCGGGCCGGATCGGGCTGGAGCCGGACGGCACCATCGACCCGGTGAAGGCGGACGCGGCCTGGGCGCTGCAGACGGACCCGGCCCTGCAGCGGCCGGCGCCGGCACCGCCCCCGCCGCGGCCGGTGCCGCGGGCGGCGCTGGAGGCGGTGGAGGAGGCGGCGGCCGAGGCGCCGGGGGGCGGCGGCGGCGAGGTCTCGTTCCTGCGCGCGCGCATGGCGAACGAGGTGCTGAAGGCGCAGACCCAACGGGTGCGCCTGGGCAGGATGAAGGGCGAGCTCGTGGACCGGGCGCGGGCGACGGAGTTGGTGTTCAGCCTCGCCCGGCGCGAGCGGGATGCCTGGATCGCCTGGCCGGCGCGGGTGGCGGCGAACATGGCCGCGGAGCTCGGGGTCGATCCGCATGCCATGGAGCAGGTGCTGGACCGGTATCTGCGCGCGCACCTCGCCGAGCTGGCCGAGGTGAAGGTCGAGTTGCGATAGCGAAGGAGGGATGCGCCATGCGGATGGTGGAGGGCGCGCGCGGGGCGCTGCGCTGGTACTCGGTGCAGGCGATGGCGGCGGCGCTGGCGGTGCAGGCGGCCTGGACGGCGCTGCCGCCGGATCTGGCGGCGCGGGTGCCGGATTGGGTGGCGAGCGCGGTCACGGGGGCGGTGCTGATGCTGGGGATCCTCGGCCGACTGGTCGATCAGGGCGGGCGCTGACCGCAGCCATGGCGGAGGAGTTTGAGGGGTCCGACGCGATCCGGGCGGCCTGGCTCGGGGGGCTCGCCCCGGACCCGGCGCAGACGGTGAGCCGCTGGGCGGATCGGCACCGGATCCTGTCCTCGCGCGGCGCCTCGGAGGCGGGGCCATACCGGACGGCGCGGACCCCGTACCTGCGGGAGATCATGGATGCGCTGTCGCCCATGCATCCGGCGCGGCGGGTGGTGTTCATGAAGGCCGCGCAGGTGGGCGCCACCGAGGCCGGCAACAACTGGATCGGCTATGTGATGCACCGGGCGCCGGGCCCGTTCCTCGCCGTGCAGCCGACCACGGACCTCGCGAAGCGGCTGTCGCAGCAGCGGATCGAGCCGCTGATCGAGGACAGCTCGGCGCTGCGGGCGCTGGTCGCGCCGGCGCGGTCGCGGGACTCCGGCAACACGCTTCTGGCGAAGCGCTTTCCCGGCGGGCAGTTCGTGCTGACCGGGGCGAACAGCGCGGTCGGCCTGCGCTCCATGCCGGTGCGCTGGCTGTTCCTCGACGAGGTCGACGGCTACCCGGGCGATGTCGACGGCGAGGGCGATCCTGTGGGGCTGGCCGAGGCGCGGACCATCTCCTTCGGCCACCGGGCGAAGATCTTCGTCGTTTCCACCCCGACGGTGCGGGGCGCGAGCCGGATCGAGCGGGAGTTCGAGGCCTCCGATCAGCGCCGCTATCATGTCCCATGTCCGCACTGCGGGCATCTGCAATGGCTCCAGTTCGAGCGGCTGCGCTGGCCGAAGGGCCGCCCGGCCGAGGCGCGATATCACTGCGAGGGCTGCGAGCGGCCGATCGAGGAGCGGCACAAGCCCTGGTTCATGGCCGAGGCGAACGGCGCGCGCTGGATCGCCACGGCGCCCCCCGATGTGGCGGCAGCCGCGGCCGAGGCGGGCACGGTCGGCTACCACATCTCTGGCCTCTATTCGCCGCTGGGGATGCTGTCCTGGCCGCGCATCGCCCGGGCCTGGGAGGCGGCGCAGGGCAACGACGCGGCGCTGAAGACCGTGAAGAACACCATTCTGGGCGAGGTCTGGCAGGAGAGCGGCGAGGCGCCGGACTGGGAGCGGCTCTACGAGCGGCGCGAGCGCTGGGAGCTGGGCACGGCGCCCGCGGGCGCGCTGTTCCTGACCGCCGGCGCCGATGTCCAGCGCGACCGGATCGAGGTCGATGTCTGGGGCTGGGGCCGCGGGCTGCAGTCCTGGCTCGTGGACCACATCGTGCTGGAGGGCGACACCGCCGGGGCCGAGGTCTGGGCGGCGCTGACCGCGCTCCTCGACCGGACCTGGCCGCATGCTTCGGGCCGGCGCATGGGGCTGGCTCGGCTGGCGGTCGACACCGGCGACGGCCTTACCACGCAGGCGGTCTATGCCTGGGCCCGGCGGCAGGGCCGGGACCGGGTGATGGCGGTGAAGGGCCGCGGCGGCTTCGACCGGGCAAGCCCGGTGGACGGCCCGTCCTGGGTCGACATCACCGAGGGCGGCCGCAAGATCCGGCGCGGCCTGCTGTCAATCAGCATTGAATCGGGACCCCGTATAGGCGTCCAAAAGGGACCCCCCTGTTTGGTGTGCTGA